GCAATGCAAATTGTTGAACAGATCTTGCCATATTTTAATCCGACCTATAGTGTTACAGCTAAAGGCATGGAAGGACCTGATAGTTTGACTGACATACCAATTAGTCTGACCGCTGTTAGTAAAGAAGATAGCTATGAGGGTGATTATGAAAATAGTCGACGAACAGTGATATATACTCTTGACTTTGATGTTCGCGTTAAATTCATTAGCGCACCAATTGATTTAAGCGGCGGTGGTCTAATTAGTGCAGTTGATGTTAGCTATTTTGATTTTGATAGTGAGCCAGATGCAGATCCTTTGATTTCAACCCGAACACGTGCACGCTTTGAAGATCAAACATCTCTAGATGAAGGCTTTGAGATTGAATATTTTGAGGAACAATTTCCACCAGTGCCAGTGACCTATGAAAACAGACCAATCCCATAAAGGTGAATTGTTAAAAAATCTAACAGGTCAGTTGGAGATTATGATGCCAACTCCACCTCCACCAAAGATTATAACACCTGAGCCAAGCGAAGAGGTGCTTAAAGCCGATGCGCAAGATGATTTTGAATATGCTCGCATGCGTATGAAAAAACTGCTTGAGACAAGCGATGAGGTTATAAGTAACTTGCATGCGCTTGCTACAGATGCCGAACATCCTCGAGCATATGAAGTGCTTGGCAATATGATTAAGCAGAGCGCGGAAATGAATCAGCAGCTGCTCGATCTGCAAAAGCAGAGAAAGGCTTTGATTAAAGGCGATAAGCCTAATAGTGCAAATAGTACAACTAATAATGCTATTTTTGTCGGTACTACAACTGAACTTCAAAAATTCTTAAAAGATCAGGCAACAACTTGATGTTGCTACCCGCTTCATTTCATTCAGCGGGAGGTGCATGGCACCTATTATACATAAATAAAAAAGTTTGTAAACCAAAAAATGACAAATAATTCATATAATGGCAATCCTAAAATTAAAGCTGAGGGAGTGCAACAAAACTTTTCAGCTCATGAGGTGCAAGAATATATTCGTTGCAGTCAGAGCGTTGAATATTTTTGCAAGAATTATGTAAAGGTTATTAGTCTTGATAGTGGTCTTGTGCCATTTGAATTGCGTGGTTATCAGAGTCGACTTGTGCAACACTATAGCGATAATCGTTTTAGTATTGTGCTCGCTCCTAGACAGAGTGGTAAGAGTGTTTGCAGTGTTGCATGGCTGCTGCATTATATTGTTTTTAATGCTGATAAAAAAGTAGCAATACTAGCAAACAAAGGGGCAACAGCTCGCGAGATGCTTGCTCGTTTTACACTCATGCTTGAAAACTTGCCATTCTTTTTGCAACCCGGAGTTAAGGTTCTCAATAAAGGAAATATTGTTTTTGCTCATAATAGTGAGATTATTGCTGCAGCAACGAGCAGCAGCAGTATTCGAGGCATAAGTGCTAATATTATCTTTTTGGATGAGTTTGCATTTGTTCATAAAGCAGAAGAGTTTTATACCTCAACCTATCCAGTAATTAGTTCTGGCAGTGATACAAAGGTTATTATTACAAGCACACCAAATGGTGTTGGCAATATGTTCTATAAACTATGGCAAGGAGCAATTACTAATAGCAATGAATTCAAGCCATTTACAATTAACTGGAGAGATGTGCCAGGTCGGGATGATGAATGGCGTGCAAAGACAATTGCAAATACAAGTGAAGCACAATTTAGACAAGAGTTCTCATGTGAATTTGTAGGCAGTGCCGATACACTAATTGGCAGCACATGTTTATTGGGTCTGCTGGCACAAACCCCATTAAAACAACAATATGATATACAATATTATGATGAACCTCAAGCCGATCACTCATATATACTTGTTGCTGATGTTAGCAAAGGTCGAGGTCAAGACTATAGTACATTCTCAGTAATTGATATTAGCAGTCGACCATTCAAACAGGTTGCAACATATCGTAATAACACTATTTCACCATTATTATTTCCGAATTTAATTGTTCGTGCAGCTAGTCTGTATAATCAAGCTTTGGTTATTGTTGAAAATAATGACGTTGGTCAGGTTGTGTGCAATGCAATCTATTATGATTATGAATATGAAAATATGTTTACAACAAGCGCCGTTAAAAGCAATGGCATTGGTGTAGTCATGACAAAGAAAGTAAAGCGGGTTGGCTGCAGCAATCTAAAGGATTTGCTTGAAGGTGGAAAACTACAAATTGTTGATCCTTATACAATTGCTGAACTTGCAAATTTTGTGCCAAGAGGTGATAGCTTTGCAGCAGCTGAAGGCTCGCACGATGATTGTGTCATGAATCTTGTAATGTTTGCATGGTTTGTAAGTACAGATATTTTCAATGGTATGAGCGATACAGATTTACGTGAATTGCTATATAGCGAGAAGATGATTGAAATGGAAGAGGATTTACCACCATTCGGTTATATATCAACACCATCAATTGGCAGCGCTTATGATAGTCTTATAGATAGTGCAAGAGAATGGCATAATCTTTGAAAGTGAATAATTTATAAATAAGTTTGTGAGTCATAAACTTAGTATGCACTTAACTTATTAACAAAAATGAAAGGAAAACAATTATGGGATTTTTAATATCACCTGGAGTAGAAGTCAAAGAAATAGACTTAGCGAATATCATACCTGCACTAGCAACAAGCGTTGGTGGATTTGCTGGTTTTTTTAGATGGGGACCAGTTAACACACCAGTTAACATCGGTTCTGAAACCGAACTAGCACGAACATTCGGAGCACCAACAAGCGCCGGAGATTATGAAACGAGTTTCTTAACAGCAGCAAGCTATTTGAAATATAGCAATGCGTTACGAATAGTTCGCGCAGCAGATCTAAGTACAAATGCTTGTGCTGGAGTTATAGGATTTAGCGCAGTTGATGGTGGTGATTATACAATCAATAATTTTGAACAACTTTCAAACAGTTATCATAATCTTGAAACTCAACTAATTAGATTTGTAGCACGTTATTCAGGAGAACTAGGAAACTCACTTGGTATTGCGGTTTTTGATAGTACAACTACATCAATACCTAATCAGTTTAAGGGTGCAGCTACATACATACCAAACTATACAACCTGGAGTGAGAATAAAAAGGAAGCATTAGGTGTATATGGAACTCCGGTTAATGACGAATTAACAATTGTTGTTTATGATAAGCTTGGTCTTATTAGTGGTGTTGCTGGTGAAATTCTTGAAGTATATCAGGGTCTTTCATACTTTACATCTGCTAAAAATGAATTTGGTCAATCTAACTATTGGGTTGATGTTCTAAATAATCGTTCAAACTATGTTTGGGGTGTATCATGGTCAGAAGATGTTTCAGGTTTAACTGAAGCGACATATGTTGCTCCAGTCGAATATTTGGGTACTGATTCTCTTTATAGTTTTGTTAACGGTGTAGATTCGGGTGTCTATACTGTTGCAAATATTGAAGATGCATTAGGAGTCTTTGCTGACGCTGAAACAATTGATATTAACTTCTTATTTGCGCATAATTTTGTTGGTGACGAAAATACACTTCAAGCTGATACGGCATTGATTGATATTGTTGAAGCACGTAAAGATTGTTTAGCGTTTATTAGTGCTCCTTTATCTCTTGCAACAGAATCAACAGATACAGCTAAAAAAGCTGCATTGCTTGCTAAATTTGATATCGGTACCATAGCTTCAACAAGTTATGCAGTATTTGATAGCACTCCAGTTTATGTTTATAATCGCTATCGTGACGCATTTGCATGGATTCCTGCATGTGGTCATATGGCTGGTCTTTGCGCTAAAACAGATCGTCTACAAGATCCATGGTTTAGTCCTGCTGGATTTAATCGTGGAAATCTACTAGGTGTTACAAAGATTGCATATAATCCAAAACAAACTGATCGTGACGATATCTGTGCTGCGCGCATTAATCCAATTGTTAGTAGTCCAGGTAATGGCATTGTTCTCTTTGGTGATAAGACCGCGCTTAGCAAGCCTGGAGCATTCGATCGTATCAATGTTCGTCGACTTTTCACTACCATTGAAAAAGCAATTGCTACAGCAAGTAAATTCTTACTATTCGAATTGAATGACGAATTTACACGCGCTGCATTTAGAAATGCAGTTGAGCCTTATCTTCGCGATGTACAAGGCCGTAGAGGTATTGTCGACTTTAGAGTAGTTTGCGACGAAAGTAATAACACACCAGACGTTATTGATAGTAATCGTTTTGTTGGCACAATCTATATTAAACCAACAAAGAGTATTAACTATATCACTCTAAACTTTGTAGCAGTTCGAACAGGTGTAAGTTTCGAAGAAGTTATCGGCACAAACATACTATAAATAATAAAGAAAACAATAAAGAACTATGAGTAATATTTCTCAATTTAAAAGTAATTTTGCCGGAGGCGCAAGACCAAACCTATTTAAGTGTGTAGTTGACTTTCCGAGCATCGCTGGAAATACAAACACAACCCGTAGAGCAAGCTTTATGATTAAAGCTGCTAGCATTCCAGCTAGCACGATCACAAAGATTGACGTACCATATCGTGGTCGTAATCTAAAGGTTGCGGGTGAACGTACATTTGAAGATAACTGGACAGTAACAGTCTATAACGATACAACGTTTGATTTGCGTAATGCATTTGAAAAATGGATGAATAGCATTAACTCTCATAGTCGTAACTTTGCGGCTGATGCAGCAGTTGGCGCACCATTGAATTATATGCGTGATCTACAGGTTATTCAACTTGATAAGAGCGGTCGCAGTGAAGATACTGGCATTGCACAATATCGTTTTATCGACGC